GAGCCACAATTTTTAGTAGTTCTAACTCTGACAATGTTGTTGATTTTAGTGCAGGTACAAAAGATGTATTTTGCACAATGCCTGCAAGTAAATCGGTTTTCTTGGACGCATCAGGAGATCCGGTAGGAGCAGCGTCAGCTGGTTTTGCATTAGCAATGGCGGTGGCGTTATAAAGGAATAAATTATGGCACAAAATTTTAGAAACGATTTACAAAGAAACGTTGGAACATCAGAAGTTACTTTGATAACTGGTGGAGATTTTGATGCAGTTATTGGAATAAGATGCTGCAACATTCTTACCTCTACTATTGAAGTAGATGTATTTATTGAGAATAGTAGTAATGATCACTTTCTTGCAAAAGGTGTGGTTGTACCACCAAACTCTGCAATTGAATTAATCCAAGGTGGAGCAAAAATTGTTTTAAAAAATGGTGACGTATTAAAAGCTAAAAGTAATACTGCTTCTAGTTTAGATATTGTCACTTCATTCATAGACGATATTAGTTCGTAGGAGGAATTATGACGGCAATAGTAAACGGTGTTCAATACATTGGGGGTCAAACGTCTCCAGATGAATTTATAAAAAATCAAGCGTCAACGATTGACGGAACTCAAACAATAGACAGTGCAGTTCTTGCAGGACCTATTACTGTTCCTGCAACTATAACAGTAACGGGGACTTTAGTAATAGTGTAATGTCAAAGATAGAAGTAGATGCAATAGATAAACAAAGTGGTTCAACCTTAACTTTAGGCGGATCTGGCACGGCTGTAACTTTAGCATGCGGCGCTACTCAAACAGGTTTCGGTAGAACAGGGACTGTAGATTGGGATACAACGCCAAAGACAGCAACATTTACTGCAGTGTCTGGAGATGGATTTTTTGCAAATACAACAGGTAGTGCTTTTAATATGAATTTACCAGCAGGTGTTGCTGGAGCAATAGTATCAGTTGCAGATTATGCAGGCACTTGGCAAAATAACGCTTTAACAGTTGTACCAAACGGATCAGATAAAATTGGTTCAAGGAATGCAAATTTAATTTTAAATACAGAAGGTCAGTCAATAACGTTGTTGTTTGTAGATTCAACACAAGGTTGGATTAATATTCAAGATTCAACATCAAATGAAAGACCAGCTGAATTTATAGAGGCCACTGGGGGAACTGAAACAACTTGTGGTAATTGTAAAATTCATACGTTCACAGGTCCTGGTACTTTTGCAGTTAATGCCATAGGATTTTGTGCAGCAAATAATGAAGTTTCATATGTAGTGGTAGCTGGTGGTGGTAGTGGAGGAACTGCTGATTCACCAAGAGCAGGTGGTGGTGGAGCTGGAGGATATAGAGAAAGTAAATCTCCATTAACACCTTACACAGCCAGTCCTTTAGATGGTAGGCCTAGCGCACCAAACAGAGTTACATTAACAGTAACATCTTTTCCAATAACAGTAGGTGGTGGTGCCTCTGGTCAACCTGATTCAAGTGAACCAGGCAGTACTGGAAACCCTTCAACTTTTTCAACAATCACATCTGCGGGTGGTGGTTCTGGTGGAGCTGGAAGTAGAGCTTTTGGTGATAGTCGTTTGAATGGAGGAAACGGTGGTTCTGGTGGTGGAAGCGGTGGAAGTGAAAACACAAATCCAGATCCTCTTAATGGAGGAACCATTGGATCAGGTAATACACCTCCGGTAAGTCCCCCTCAAGGTCAAAATGGCGGACAAGGAGTTCACGCTCCAGGTAATTGGGCAGCTGGCGGTGGCGGAGGTGGTGCGGGAGCTGTAGGTGGTAATGCCTCTCCAAAAACTACACCTACTCCAAGTGCATCAGGAGGAGCCGGTGGAAACGGAGTGGCTTCTGAAATAACGGGATCATCAGTTACAAGAGCTGGTGGTGGAGGTTCTACGGGAGTTAATATTCCAACTCCAAACTTACCAGGGGGAACTGGTGGTGGCGGTGCGGGTAATGCTTCTGGTTCTGGCATTAATGGAACAACTAATACAGGAGGCGGCGGTGGCGCAGGTCCTAGTCCAGCAGGTTCAGGTGCCGGAGGCTCTGGAATAGTAATAATAAGGTATAAATTTCAATAATTATGACAAGTACAATTAAAGTAAATACAGTAACAACAGAATCGGGATCTACATTAACTTTAGGTGAATCTGGTAAAACAGTTACATTAGCATCAGGCGCATCACAAACAGGATTTGGTAGAACAGGAACTGTTGATTGGCAGACAGGAAGTATTAAGACAGCCACATTTACAGCAGCAAATGGAGAAGGTTATTTTGCAAATACTTCTGGTGGAGCTTTTACAATGAATTTACCAGCAGGAACTGCAGGTAATATTGTTTCTGTTGTTGATTATACAAATACTTTTCAAACACATAATTTAACTATTTCACCAAACGGTTCACAAAAAATAGGTGGAGTTAATGCAGACGTAACTTTAACAACTGAAGGACAATCAGTAACTCTTGTTTATGTTGATGACACAGAAGGTTGGAAAAATGTTCAAGACTCAACTTCCAATGTAATAGGAAATGCTTTCTTGGTAGCTACAGGTGGAACAATAACAGAAGATGGTAATTTTAAAGTGCATACATTTACAGGTCCTGGAACTTTTACTGTTAGTAAAATTTCTTGCACAGCAGCAGAAAACACAGTTTCTTATATGGTAGTTGCAGGTGGAGGTGGTTCAACTGCAAATAGAGGTGGTGGTGGAGGTGCTGGTGGTTTTAGAGAATTTAAAGGACCTGCCGATTGTTATTCAGCTAGTCCATTAAATGGTAATCCAGGAGGAACAGCTGTAACAGTTACAGCAACAGCTTTTCCAATTACAGTTGGTGGAGGAGGTTCTAACGATTCTACAAGCTCTTCACCTGGTTCAGTTTCAACTTTTTCAACTGTTACTTCTACAGGAGGAGGTGGAACTCAAGATGGTAATCCAGGTGCAGGTAAACCAGGAGGTTCTGGTGGTGGTGCAGAAGGTAGATTTGCTGGATCTGGTGGATCAGGAAATACTCCCCCTGTAAGTCCATCTCAAGGAAATAATGGTGGCAATGCAAGCGGTACTGAATCAAGTCCAGATACTTACGCTGCTGGTGGTGGCGGTGGAGCAGGAGCTGTAGGTTCACCTAATCCAAGCGCAACTCAAGCAGGAGCGGGAGGTGCAGGAGTTACAACTTCTATTACAGGATCACCAGTAACAAGAGCTGGTGGTGGTGGAGGTGGAGCAGGATCTTCACAACCAGGAACTAGTAGTAGTGGAGGAGCTGGAGGATCAGGAGGTGGTGGGCCTGGAAAAGGTGCTAGCCAAAGTCCTACAACAGGAACTGATGGCACAGCCAACACTGGTGGTGGCGCTGGTGGTGGAGGAATAAATACTCCATCTGCTGCAGGAGCAGGTGGTTCAGGTGGTTCAGGCGTAGTGGTAATAAGGTATAAATTTCAATAAGGTATGATAAGATAAAATTATGAGTGAAATAAAAGTAAATAAAATAAGTCCAAGATCGGGAACAACAGTTACCCTGGGAGATAGTGGTGATACGTTCACAATTCCTAGTGGTGCAACAATTAATAACCAAGGAACGGCAACAAACTTTGGTGCGACGGGTGCTGTTAACTGGCAAACGACTGTTAAAACATCAGGCTTTACAGCATCGAATGGTGAAGGATATTTTGTAGATACAAATAGTGGACCGATATCAGTTAATCTTCCTGCAGGAACTGCAGGAGCAATTGTAGCTTTTAAAGATTACAGAGATACTTTTGATACAAGCGCATTAACATTAGTTCAAAATGGTTCTGATAAAATTGGAGGTTCAACTACTAATGCAGTTATAAATGAAGAAGGAATTGCAATTACATTAGTTTTTATAGATTCAACAAGAGGTTGGTTGGTAACAGATTCGGGCTTACAATCAGAAGCAGCTCTACCTTCATTTGTTGCAGCAACCGGCGGAAATACGGTAGCAAATTCACCTTGCGGAAATTTTAAAGTTCATACATTTACAGGTCCAGGCACATTTTGTGTATCAAATGCAGGTAATGCAGCTGGATCAAATTCGGTAGAATATATAGTAGTAGCAGGTGGAGGAGCTGGTGGTGTAAATAGAAGAGGTGGTGGTGGAGCAGGAGGATTTAGATTTGCTTCACCTACTTTAGCACCAGCTACATATCCCGCTAAACCATTAGCAGGACCTGCAAATATTTCTGTTACAGCAACTTCATTCCCCATAACTGTAGGCGGAGGCGCAACAGGGAGTTGTTCACCTACACCAAACGATGGATCAGTTTCAACTTTTTCAACAATAACATCAGCAGGTGGTGGCGGTGCGTTTACTCAAACACCAAGTTCTGCTGGAAATGGTGGACCTGGTGGATCAGGTGGTGGTGGATATGAATCTTCTGGTTCAGGAGGTAGTGGAAATACACCCCCTGTAAGTCCTGCTCAAGGAACTGATGGTGGTACTGGTGGACCAGGTGGTAGTAACAGCGGTGGTGGAGGTGGTGGAGCTTTGGTAGCTGGAACAAATCAAAATCCAAGTAATCCTGGAGCACCAGGTGGAAATGGTGCAGGTGTACCAAATGCTTTTGGAACTTCAGGACAAAATTGTGGTTCCTTTTATTATTTTTCTGGTGGTGGAGGTGGTGGAACTTCTTGTGCTGGTTCTGCCTCAACAGGAGGATTGGGTGGTGGTGGAGCAGGAAATGCTTCAGGAGGAACTGGAACAGCGGGAACTACAAACACTGGTGGTGGAGGTGGTGGTGCTGGTCAAGGTGGTGGTGGTTCAAATGGTGGTTCAGGAATTGTTATTATTAGGTACAAATTTCAATAGTTGAATGGTAATTAAAATTAATATATAAGGAGAAACATTATGGCACATTTTGCAAAACTAGGGGCTAACGGAAAAGTTATTCAAGTGTTAACTATGGATAACGATAAAATGTTGAACGCTGATGGTGTTGAGGATGAAACAGTAGGTCAACAGTGGTTAGAAACACATAATAACTGGCCTGCACAGATGTGGATTCAAACTTCATACAACACATCTGGTAATACACATAATTCTGGCGATAACTCAAAAGCATTTAGAGGAAACTACGCAGGTATAGGTTATGAATGGGATGAGGATAATCAAATCTTTTGGCCTAAAAAACCTTTTCCATCTTGGGTAAAACATAATGAATCAGCTTCTTGGAAATCACCAATTGGTGACGCTCCAGCGTTAACAGCTGAACAAACTTCACAAAATGAAGCTGGCACACATTCTTGGGGATATTCTTGGAATGAATCAGGCCAGTCTTGGGACTTGACAGACAGATTAGCATAAATTACAAAGGTATGTGGTATGCAAAAGAAAGTATTATCTGAACAGGCTTTATATTACGGTGATGTGGAAATGCCTAAAGATTGGGACATTGACCGGGATAAATTACAAAACGACATTTTAAAATCACAAGTTACAGACTCACCTTTTCCATTTTCAAGAACTTGGGATATGTTGAATACATACATGCGAGATCACATTGGTCTCGAATATAATTTTAATTTAATTAACAAAGAAACGTGGGGCAATATGTATAAGCCCCAAGAAACTACAATTCCATTACTTAATATTGATCCAGTAGATTTACGTAACTCACCAGATTACACATTGTTATATGGTGTAAATGTTAAAGATTGTAATGTTCGAATACATTATGAAGATAATAGACGTAAAGGTAGATCTTGGGATATACCACTTAAAAATAATATGTTTATCATGTTTCCATCAACCAATATGTATTACTTAACTAATAATCAAAAGGATAGTTTAAATTTTGTACAGACTATAACGTATGAATATATCTAATTACTATTGGTATTTTAGTGGTGTATTGACACCTAGATTCTGTGATGATGTCATAGAATATGCATTGCAGCAGAAAGAGACAATGGCTAGAACTGGTGGTTATGGTGACAAAAAATTAAACAAGCAAGAGGTATTAGATTTAAAAAGAAAAAGAAACTCTGATCTAGTATGGCTAAATGATACCTGGATATATAAAGAATTACATCCTTATGTGCACGAAGCAAATAGATCAGCTGGTTGGAACTTTGATTGGGATTGGTCTGAATCTTGTCAATTTACAAAATATAAACTAAATCAATATTACGATTGGCATTGTGATAGTTGGCACAAACCTTATGATCGTAAAGATAAAAACGCACCGGATCATGGTAAAATTAGAAAATTATCCATGACCTGTCAATTAACAGACGGTTCAGAGTATCAAGGTGGTGAGTTAGAGTTTGATTTTAGAAATTATGATCCACATATGAGAGACGAATCAAAACATAGAATACAATGTAAAGAGATATTACCAAAAGGATCTATTATTGTATTT